GGTGTCTTGAGTGTCTTAGGTACAGCAATCACCTTGACAGGTGGTTCCTGACCAGGATCCAGGAAGCAAACATCGCTGGGATCATAGTGACTCCAGCTCGGAAAGAGAAACTCTCCAGAGTAGAAGAGAGACTCAAGCCGATCAGTCCAAACCATATGATTGTATTTCGCGTTACCGCGAATACCCTCTTGGGTTGAACCCGGACCATGCTTAGGGACCACTTCAAAGTCATAAACCTTACGGTCAATGACAGAGAACACGTCCCTGAACAAGAGATCCGACACATGATGAAACTGCTCATTTCGAGCAGAATCACGACATGCGTCGGAACGTCTGACTTCCTGTTCACACTTGACAAATCCATCAAAAGCTGCTTTCATCCGTGCATCACTGCACGGAAGATTCACCTTCTGAAATAGAAGGCAAATCTGCCTTACGGCGTGAATACAGTCAATATTTGGAGAGTCAAGTAGTATTCCTGACTCCGAGTCAAACACTTGACAGGTGAAACCTTGCAGCAATGCAGGGAGACACCCCCTCTTCTTATAACCTATGAAGAGGCTTCGGTCAACCGCTCCTAAGTCCAGACCTTTTTGGAAGTCTGAGCAGAAGGAAGGTAGGGCTATCGTAAGATACGAGAACCCCTCATGTTTGACGCGAGCCGTGATTGTTTCAAAATCACGGCTGGTGCTAGTGCTACACCTAGTCCCCAACTCGTTGAGGACTTCACGTAGTAATCCCATCTGGCTTTTCATTCGCTACTCCTAGAGTTAGCGAAATCCATATCAGATGGAAATCCGACCTACGTCAGATCTGTCCAGTAATTTGCTTGGACAGAGCTGCATAGCTCGACAGCGACAAGTACGCAAGTAGCGCCTTGGCGTTGTTCGAGACATCACTAATCGAGACTCCGATAGCCGGTCGATCGATCACCAAAGAGGTGGTCATATCGATCGGTCGCGTGAGCCCCGAATAGATATCTTCATAGGCGGAGGTTACCTTCAACTTGGAAACAGACCGGATACGGTTTTTAGAACCGTACTGGTGTGCAACCTCGAAGGTGTAACCACCATCGTCCGTCTGAAAGACGGACGATGATTCGCCAACTTTGACCTTATTAAGGACATTGTTGTCGTCGCCAACGATATCAATTGTGAGTGGATCGGAAAAAGCCATCTGAAGGATTCCTTCGTGAGTTGAGACGCCATAGCAACATGCTATGACGATTTTCGGCCACAGGACAAGCCTATGGACTAGCGTTAGCGACGGGAAAAACCCAGAGCTACCGCTATTCGGAGCTGATCGGCACTCAAAGAGCCGAAGTTCCAACATACATTGAAAGGTCCAACCGGGTACCTTCTTTTCCTGACAGTAGTAAACTGCTGCCAGTAATCAGCGGGTCCTGCCGGATGCGAACATTGAGGATCACAAGGAGCCTTATAGTTCGTATTGAGTACATACTTCCTGGATTCCTCTATGGTTTCCATGATGTATGCATACTCAAGGACCAAGCCATTACTATTAAGTTCGGAAACGTTCTTAAAAACGCTTCCGAGATTGGAAAACCAATCAATGGCCCAGGACCAGGGAGCCAGATTCCAAAGTGTCTCAGGCGTAATTCTAGTGCCATAGAGATAATTTGTTATCTGTTCCTGCCGCAACAACTTAGATAAGTTGTCGATTGCGGGAGGAATGCTATAAGTAAACGCACACTCTAACCACTGCTTTCTTTTAAGAGCAAGGGTCGTAGTGCGGTTGTTTGAGCTTGCATCGCCTGTTTGATGACCAATGGTTATCGAATAGTTCGGTGCAGGCTTGGCATTTGGAGTATAGAGTTCCTCACGGTCCTCCATTTCCAAATCCCACTTATAGGAGCGGTGTAACCGTTTACCCGCGTTCTTAATATATGCGTCAATGATCGTTTTATGATCCTGAAGCACATGAACAAGGGCGGTCACATCCCTAACTAGGGGAGCCCAACCAAATTGGTATTCGAGATAGGAGCTACCAGCCTTTTTAGCGCTGAAGCACCTATCTTTCATATCCAATAAGGTCTGAGGATGGGGTAACCCACCCTCAGTAACGAGCTCACCTAGCATTGTCGCCAAGTTGACACGCGGGGAAGTGGGAATCAGCTTAGAGATGGCATCACTGCCTTCTATAAGTAACTGATTCCTAGACTTCTTTCTCCAATTCGCATTGGGGAAAGAATCATTTCCCTGCGCCCTGATTG